GGCACTGGTAACTTGGACATTGGTTTCGGTTCTAACGAGCATGATCCTTTGGATGTCATGGCACACATGGCGCGTCTTCTTGACGAGCAAAACATCCCAGAGGAAGGACGTTGGTTCTTGGCACCACCTAGCTTCTACGAGCAACTTGGACAATCTAGCTCTAAGTTAATGTCTGTAGACTTCAACGCCGGACAAGGTGGAATCCGCAATGGATTGGTATCTTCTGGTAAGCTACGTGGTTTTGATATGTACAAGTCTAACAACGTACCTGCTACTTCTAATGCCGCAGGTCAGATCCTTGCAGGACACATGAGTTCTACTGCAACGGCTCAGACCATTACAAGCACTGAGGTTCTTCGTGACCCAGATAGCTTTGGCGACATCTGTCGTGGTTTGCACGTTTATGGTGCTAAAGTTTTACGCCCTGACGCACTTGTTTCTGCGTTCTACGGTATCGACTAAGTAAGCAATTAGAGAAGGGGGTGTAAAAGCCCCCTGATCTTTAAGAGGTTATAATGGCAATACTTGGAAGCAATACAAAGCCTGTAATGATACAAGGCAGAAGTAAAGGAAAGATACTAGGCGATACAGGAAGTTGGTATAAGCCAGAGAACAAAAAGAAATACGAAGATAACTGGGATGCTATCTTTGGAAAGAAAGAAACTGAAACTAAATCAAAGGCGCAATAAGATATGGCAACAACTTACCTTGAACTAACTAATGAACTTCTTCGTGAACTCAATGAAGTTGCCTTAACTGCATCAACCTTTTCAAGTGCGTTAGGCGTACAGCAACATGTTAAAGACTCAGTAAATAGAGCCTACTTTGATATTATAACTCAAGAACCTCAATGGCCTTTCTTATCTGTTGCAGAAAGTGGCACAGTAGATCCAATGTACGGCAACGTATTTGTTGAGACAGTTATAGGTCAGCGTTTCTTTGAGTTAAAACCTGCTAGTTCTAATATTACAACCGACTACAGTTCAATAGATTGGGATAACTTTTATCTTACTACTGTAGGCGTATCTGGAGAATCTCCTCCGTACATAAGTCGCAACCTTAAATTCTTAACAACTGAAGAATGGAAAGACTTTCGCAGAGTTGGAGAGAACCTAGACGATGCAGACACACAAAACTACGGTGTTCCTTCTGCCGTTATTAGAAGCCCAGACTCACGTAAGTTTGGACTCAGCCCTATTCCCGATAAGGTATACCGCGTTTGGTTTTATGCGTGGAAACTACCAACAAAACTAGTTGCTCATGGCGACAATATAGTTTTCCCAGATTTGTATACTGGTGTTCTACAAGCTAGAGCTAGGTACTATATCTGGCAGTTCAAAGACAATCCACAGGCGGCATCATTCGCATTAGATGATTACAAAAAAGGATTACGCAGTATGCGTTCTAACCTTATTGAGCCTACGCCTACATATATTAAAGATGATCGGATGAGGTATGTTTAATGGCCGCTTCACAACCCTTTGGTATTTCTTGTAGAGGCGGGTTAAATACTAACCTTAATCAGCTTGAAATGCTTGCTCAGCCCGGAGTTGCTACAGAGTTATTAAACTTTGAAGTGAATCCAGATGGCGGGTACAGACGTATAAATGGTTACTCAGCTTTTGGATCTAATCGACCTAATGGTGGTGAAACTGTATTAGGACTTAAAGTTTATGCAGACGGTGTAGTTGTTTGTAGCGGTACAGGTATTTTCTTTAGTGTTGATGGAGCAAGTTGGTTACAGCTAAACAAAGCAAGCGTAGCTAGTGGAGGAGATAACTTCACAACCTTTAGTAACCGTAGCGTAGATGCAAGAACTGGACAAGCCCAAGTAACTTTTACAATCTTTGAAGGCAACAGCGACTACGGTCAGCTTATAATCACTGATGGGATAAACAAGCCTTTCTTATTTAATATGACAGGCACTGGTGGCTTAGCTTCTCGAACATTCTTTGCAGAAGAAGTAACAGTAAGCGGATCAACAGCCCCTACAGTATGTGTTATTCACGACAGCCATTTAGTTGTTGCAGGAGCGCCAAGCGCAAAGAACACAATCTTTTATAGTGGGACACTTGACCCCGCTAGTTTTTCTTCAACAGGTTCTGGAAGCATTTTACTCCCTGATCAAATAGTAGGCATTAAAAGTTTCCGTAACGACTTAATGATTTTCTGCCGTAACAGTATTCACAAGCTTATAAATATAAATAATGCTAGTACTGTTGCAGTAGTCCCAGTAACACAAAACGTAGGTTGCCTTAGCTCTCATAGTATTCAGGAGATTGGTGGTGACTTAGTATTCCTTAGCCCCGACGGTATTCGTTCAGTGGCAGGTACAGCACGTATTGGTGACGTTGAATTAGGATCAGTAAGTAGGCAGATACAATCAGTAATAGCTACACTTGCAAACTCTGTAAACACCTTTACACTTACAAGCACAGTACTCCGCAGTAAGTCTCAGTATAGATTATTCTTTAGTCAGGTAGGAGGTGGATCATCTTCTGCACTAGGCATTATTGGAACTTTAACACCTAACGGTTTTGAGTGGTCTGAAACAAAAGGAATACAAGCAACAGGATTAACATCAGGATTTAACAAAGACGGTGTAGAAAATACATTCCACGGAGATAATAAAGGCTATGTCTATAACCACGACACAGGAAATTCTTTTTCTGACTCAGGAATAGCTTTTAATATTAGTGCAAAGTATACTACACCCAATTATGACTTTGGAGACATTGGAACTCGAAAGACTTTATACTACGTAAAAATATCTGTTTCCCCTGAAGGGCAGATACTTCCATCTTTAAGACTTAGATACGACTACGAATCTTTAGATATTCCACAGCCTCCATTATATCCAGTAGAGGGTATTCCAATTCCTTCGGCTTTTGGATCAGCAATATTTGCGGCGGCTACATTTGGTGGCAGTAAAGACCCAATGTTTAGACAGGCAGTAGAAGGCAGTGGACACGTAGCAAACTTTAGAATTACCAGTGATGACCAAAACGCACCCTATGCAATTAACGGCTTATACGTTGATTACGTCCCATCAGGCAGGAGATAACCAGACATGGCAGGAACAAGTTATACACGACAAAGCACACTTACAGATGGCGATACAATCACAGCCGCTCTTTTCAATGACGAATACAATAAACTTGTATCTGCGTTTGCATACACTACTACTGGCACTACCGGACACCAACACGATGGTGGTGCGGCTGAAGGTGGTAACATACATACAATTGGTGATCAGAACTTCTTAAACAAGATTGTAGTAGACAGTTCTAACAATCGTTGGGGAGTCTTTGTAGAGGTTGGTGGTTCAGCAGTCGAGCAGATTCGCATTCAAGATGGTGCAATCGTTCCTGTTACTGATAGTGATATAGATTTAGGTACAAGTTCTTTAGAGTTTAAAGACGGCTACTTTGATGGAACAATCCACGTAGACACCTTAGACGTAGACGCTAACGCAACCATTGCAGGTACTCTAGGAGTAACAGGCAACACAACTGTTGGCGGCACACTAGGCATAACAGGCAATACAACTGTAGGTGGAACGCTTGTAGTTACTGGTACTACAACACTTAATGGCGGTACGCTTACTCTAGGTGACGCGGCAAGTGACAATGTTGTATTTGGCGCAGACGTAAACAGTAATATTATTCCTAATACTGATAGTGCATTTGACCTTGGAAGCTCTTCGCAGGAATGGAGAGACTTATATCTTGATGGTACTGCACACATAGATACACTAGATGTAGATGTAAACGCAACCATTGCAGGTACTCTTGGCGTTACAGGTGTATTGACTGCTTCTTCTTTAGATATTTCTGGTGACATTGATGTAGACGGAACTACTAATTTAGATGTTGTAGATATTGACGGTGCTGTAGATATGGCTTCTACGCTTGCTGTTGCAGGTATTGTAACCGCTAATGCAGGTGTAAAAGTAGACAACATTACAATAGACGGTACTGAAATAGATTCAAGCGGTGCTTTAACACTAGACGTTGCAGGTAACATAACTCTGGATGCTGATGGCGGCACAGTTACTTTTGCAGACGCAGGTAGCTCACTAGGCACAATTACTTCTTCGGGCTACTCAGGCACATCGGCTGTAGCTACAACCGTTACAATTACTGACAATGAAAACACAAACGAAAACAATGCTATTATCTTTACAGCGGGTGGCGACTTAGACGGTGGTAACTTAGGCTTAGAGTCTGATGGAGACTTATACTATAACCCAAGCACAAGCACACTAACTGTTCCTAATGTTTCAGTAAGCGGGACATTTACTACAGTTAACAGTGTGACTATGGATTCTAACAACGCTGTAATCTTTGAAGGCTCTACAGCCGATGCACACGAAACAACTCTAACCTCTGTAGACGCTACAGCGGATCGGACTATTACATTGCCGAATGTCTCAGGTACAGTTCCTGTATTAGCTGTAGCAAGCAATACACAAATTACTTCTACACCCGAAGAGCTAAACGCACTAGATGGTATCACAGCAGTAGTAGGCGAACTGAATGCTCTTGACATTGGCAGTACAGCAGTAGGCACAGCAGTAGCTTCTAAGGCAGTAATCCTAGATAGTAACAAAGACTATACAGGCATACGGAACTTAACCATTACTGGAGAACTTGACGCGGCCACATTAGATGTGTCGGGCGCTATAGATGTTGCAGGAACTACTAACCTTGATGTCGTGGACATTGATGGTGCTGTGGATATGGCGAGTACTCTAGCGGTTGCAGGAGTCCTAACAGCCAACGCAGGTGTAGTGGTAGATAACTTTACGCTTGATGGAACTACTCTGGCTTTAAGTTCTGGTGATATGCTTGTTGATGTAGCAGGAAATATAACTCTTGATGCAGATGATAATGGTGAAATAAGACTTAAAGACGGTGGAACACAATACGGTGCTTTGAAAATAGACAGTAGTCGTTTCAAAATTCAATCTATAATTTCAGACGCAGACATGCTGTTTGCAGTAAACGATGGTGGTAGTGAAGTAACAGCCCTCGCCCTTGATGCGTCAGCGGCAGGTGCGGCTACGTTTAATTCTAGTGTGACAAGTGCAGGACTTCATTCTACTACAGCGGGAACCTCAAACTTTATTGCAGGCGTAAACGCAGGTAACAGCATTGAAAGCGGTGGTAATTATAATGTAGTTGTCGGTG